ACCTTACTGTAGGTGGCGGCCTCTACCTGCGGGGCACGGGGATTACGTCGCTGCCGGATAACCTTACTGTAGGTGGCAGCCTCGACCTGCAGGGCACGGGGATTACGTCGCTGCCGGATAACCTTACTGTAGGTGGCTACCTCGACCTGCAGGGCACGGGGATTACGTCGCTGCCGGATAACCTTACTGTAGGTGGCGGCCTCTACCTGCGGGGCACGGGGATTACGTCGCTGCCGGATAACCTTACTGTAGGTGGCGGCCTCGACCTGCAGGGCACGGGGATTACGTCTCCTAAAAAATTAAACCGACCACCTGCTGATTTTTCAATAAAGGTGCGGGCTTCTATTGAAATAGCGTTTAATTTGCGCGGCTACACAATCGCAGACGGCATACTCGGCAAGATTGTCGGAAAACGGGGAGCAATACTTCGTATCATTATAGCTGGTCGTAAAGTAGCTACATATTTAGCTTCTGACGGTAATGGTAATAGCGCCCATGGCAAGACCATCAAAGAAGCGAGAGACGATTTGGCGTTTAAGACGGCAAGCCGTGATGTTTCTCAATTCAAAGGTATGAAGCTAACGGAGAAGAAAACCCCGAAGGAATGGGCTTTTGTTTACCGTATTATCACTGGCGCGTGTCAGTCCGGAACGGAGCACTTTATGGCTGGTAAAGGCAAGCTTAAGGCCAAATACACGCTTTCTGAAATCATCGAACAGACCAACGGGGCTTACGGACACGATAAATTCAAAGCCGTAGTGACTGAGGGGGCATGATGGAAACGCAGGAGAATAAATTTTACAGCACCATGGATAACAAACTTCTCGCGCAACGTGCGGCTGAGGCTGCATGCGGGTGGGATTTTATCGACGATAACATTGAGGTGGATGATCGTCTCGGCCAGTCGCACACATATACGTTTGTACAGGAGTATGCATGAGCCATAAACCAGAAAATCCGCCAGCGTTTCCAGTGTTAACGCCGGAATATAAACGCGCCATGAATGGAGAGTTCGATGGAAGATGAAGCTGAAATGGCGGCGTTTGAGAAATATTTATATGAGAATTTTGATATTTACTCCAAAATCGAGTGTTTTCAATCTGGTCGTGAGTACGAATCTAGGCGCATGGCTGTTTCTATTAGTGACCGCGATCACGCAGAGCGCCAGTTGGCTAAGATTGTCGCCGAGAATATGCGCCAATCCGAGCACGTGAAGAGGCTGGTTGAGGCGTTACAAGATTTTATCTACCGCACTACATGCCTGAGCCCGGAGGAAGATGACGGCTCGCATTGGTGCCGAATCCCCCAAGAAACGCTCACAAATGCCCGCCAAGCCCTCGCGCCATTCACGGAGGCCAACAATGACTAGCCAACACACAGATGAGATGCGGGAAGCGTTTGATAAAAACAATGGTGCGCAGTTATTTGCGGAAAATGATCTTCGCGAAAATATGTTCGCTTTGTTCAAGCAAGGCTACCAAGCAGCAGAAGCTAGGTATCTGCCGGCGATTGAGAAGTTGGTGGATGAAGCGGTGGACGTAATGCTCTTGAATGACGCGATAATGCTTATCACAAAAAGCCTTGCTGGCATGCTGACTGACACGTCATTCGCAAGTCCGTATGCCGAAGACCACCGCGCAACAACACCGCGTTGGGTGATTGCAAAGTTTGCGCACGATTATGACAGACGCGTGCAGTATGTGAACGACATAAAACAGCGCTTAGATTGGGTTCGTAACGCAACAGAGAAAGCACGAAAAGGTAAAGCCCTAGATCTCGCTGCGCCGTTGTTGAGCGCAATGCCACCCAATAACCCCGCAAGCCTCTCGCCGGACATCTTATCGAGCGATGGCGATGCTCAAATTGCCAGAATGAGCCTACATGCTGCTCCCATGCGTCCATGGGATGGGGGTGATTTATCACTGCTAGATCCTGATATGCCGGATCAGGAGCTACGCCTGCACATGGGCGAACTAAGTGGCAGTGAGATTGCCGTCGCGCGCGCCGCTATCCGCTGGGCGAATAGTAAAATTGCTAAACCGTTGCAATCGAATGAGGGGAAGTGATGTCTAGGCACCCATCTGTAGACGCTGTGTTTCGTGACGGAGATCGGTGGTCATGGAAAAACATGCGAATGTCTGACGGCACGCTTCGCACGTCTTTCTACCATTATGCGACAAAAGAGCAAGCTATGGCCAGCGCTAAACGCGCTTGGGATTGGTATGAATACCCAGAAGCAGTAAGCGGGGAGCCGAAATGAGAAGATTCATCACATTACAGCTGATTAAGCTCGCCATGATGATGTGCGCATCTGGCTTCACCTACGACCACTTAACAGATGCGCTTCGTGCAGAAAGGATTGAGCTGTGACACACCAGCAACTGCTTGAACAGGCCGTGGATATTCTATCGCGCGTGCGTGATGCGCTAATATTGCCTTCAGACAGGCGTGTAAAATGGAAAGAAATCAATGATTTTATAAAAAAGGTCGAGGAGGTAAAAAATATATGAAAGGTGTTCCTATCTATAACGTTGAATATAAGCGCTTCCTAAGTGAGCGCGAAGCGGCAACTTATGCGGGGATGACTGTTAATGAATTTCGCAGAGAGTGCAGCATTTCGTCAATAGCGCGCGCTCAGGGTCGTCAGGTATGGGATGTTTATGAGCTTGATAGATGGCTAGACCCCATAGGAGTTAAACAAAACGTTGATGAAATAATTGCAAGATTATGACCCGTATAAAGATCAAAGGATTCCACATTTTTACAGATAGGCATGGGAAGCTTAGGTGCTACCACCGCAAAACTGGCTTTTCTATAGACCTTGCAAAATATCCGTTGGGTTCACCTGAGTTCATAGCTCAATGCCAACGATTTAAGCCCGAGCAAAAACCTAAAACAGGAACGCTTGGCAAACTTATAATTGATTATCGGTCATCACCATCTTTCACATCGCTGCGCCAAAACACCAGGAATTTCTATGAATCTGCTTTCTCATATCTGAAGCCTATTGATGATATTGGCTTAGATATATTTGACCGGGCATTCGTAGTCCGCATCCGCGATAAGGCAATGGATGCAAGAGGGTGGCACTTTGCTAATAGTGTAAAAACATCCCTTAGCACCCTCTTCTCGTGGGCTGTAGAACGTGGCGCAATGAAAGAAAACCCCGCACGGTTAATCAAAAGAATACCGCGCCCAAAAGGAAAGCCAAGAGCGAATAGGCCGTGGACTGACTCGGAACGCTATGCTGTTCTGGAGGCCTGCAGCATCCATCTGCGCACCCCGATAGCCTTAATGATGTATCTCGGCATGGATCCCGCTGATGCTATTAGCGTGCTTAAAGAACAATGCAAAGATGGCGCGATAAGCTATGAACGGACAAAAACAGGAGAGGCTGTCTGGCGACCAATACCTAGTGATCTGAAAGCAATTATGCGCGAGGATAAGAATAACGCCGCGACCATAGCTGCTAACAGCTATGGTAAGCCTTGGACAAGATCAGGCCTGAATAGTGTTTGGATGCCGCTAAAAGCAGAGCTACTAAAAGCTGGGAAGATTAGCGCGGGGTTAACCCTAAAGGGGCTAAGGCATACTAGCGCAACGATCATGGGTGAAATGGGTTATGATGACCGGACTATCGCTGATGCGCATGGGCAATCCACTGAGGGAATGGCTAGATGGTACTCTCGGGATGCTAATCGTAAGGGGAAGATGAAAGACGTTGCCAAACGGATGAATGCCGAAGAAAAACGGCGCAAAATGGCAAACCTATCCAAAAAAGTGGCAAACCCGAGGAATGCCCCAACCTAGCAACGCAAGGCTGGGGCTTGGTGAGCCGGGTGGGGATCGAACCCACGACAACACGATTAAAAGTCACAATCTAATGGAATAATTGCAGCACCTTGCTAATATAAATACTGGCAAACCGCCTTCGAACAATCAATAGCTTGCTAAGCGTTTGGCAAACCCAAAGGCCTAGCATCAAAATTGCCCGCTGCGCATAAACAATCGCACTTTGGGCACTTACAAAGGCGATGCATAAATGGCGTTACGGCAGCGAACTTATTTCCACAATGCAGACAATGCGTCCACTGTGCGCTCGCGGGAAGCCTATCCATCATGTAAAGGATTTGCGCCATAGATACCTACTTCTTGCAAATGGATTCCCATGTATCGTCATGATTGAGAATCTGGCGAGCCGTCTCATCGGTAAACACATCTCGATGGCTTACATAGATAGGCTGTGCTATCTGGCAGTAATCGTGGCTAATCCCTTGCCCACTTGCGCAGGAGCACATCAGCGGAAGCGCCAACAGGCAAAGCAGCGTTCTTGACCCGGACATATTGCACCTTCTCGATTGTTTTGATGGTTTCTGACTGTTGTTTAGATAGTTCTTCCGCCTCTCTAGCCTCACAGCGAAGGCTCTGGACATGCCATGCAGCATAGAAAGCGGCAGCATAGGAAAGCGCAAAAATCACAATTTTAATCTGTGATATATATTTGCTGGCGATACTGAAAGCGAGGCTAAGCACGGGCATTCCCTTTCGTGATTTCGATAAAAACACGTTCTTTGCGATTGAGTGCGGTTTGTATCTGCGGCAATAGCTTTGCCAGCGCCGCACGGCTGCGCCCGATCACGTCTGCGTTGCGCATCTGCCCGACCAGAATGCAGCCCTCAGTATCAGCAGCAGTGTTACCCGCATGGATGCGCACCCCCTCATAACCGGGGACATTCAGCAACAGCGGCAGGATCGTGCCGAAATGCTCGCTATAATTCATGGTCACTTCATAGAGGCCGCAGGGGATGGCGGTTTTACCCGGCACTTTCCATGCACTGACAGGCTTGCCCGGCACCTCGCGCACCATATCTTCCAGCGTGAAGCATTCAAAGCGCCCATTAATGCTAAGTTCTCCGGTGGTACTGGTGCCGGTCGCGCCATTGCGCACAAGGGATAGTTTCATGAGTGGCTCCATACGGGGCGGTGAATGCGCCGCCAGATCATGGATAGGGCGATCACGGCGAAAGATGCGTTGCTGAGTGCTGTCTGGGCATCGGCGCGGTAGCCCGCATCGAAATAATGCACCAACCCGGCAAGGCTAGAAAATGACAGCAGAATCAAGCCAAGCTTCATCACGATGCCGTCTTTAAAGTTTGGGTGCAGGATAGCCCATGCGCTGAACCCGAACAGGATGGCGCATGAAATCAGGTTAAGGAGTTCCATTATTGCCCCCCGTCCACAGACTTTCCATAGCGCGCCATAATCAGCCCCCATGGGTCGGATTTCTTGATGGTGTCGTAAACTGCGGCGGTGAGGGATAGGCCAAACAGGCCGATAAAGAAGCTCACGGACTCCTCATAGGTTTGCAGCCCCAGCTCAAATGCTGCCAGAGGGGCAAAATACTGAGCCATCGCCGCACCAATCATGACAGTGGTAATGCGCTCAATTACATTCATCTGCGAGGCGAAACGCAGCGAGATCACCGACCCCACCAACCCGGCAATGATGGAGGGGTGCAGCAGGGCTTTCAGCCCGGCGGCGGAGGTAATCGGTTCGGGCATTCGGAATCCTTTCCATAAAAAAGGGGCAGCCGAAGCCGCCCCCCAAGTCACTCGGCAAGCAAAGTTTGTTACATCGAAGAGAGCCATGCACCCGTAAGCAGCTCGGCCAGCGCAATCGGCTCGACCTGCTTCTGTTGGCCGCACAGGTAATAAATCAGCGTGATGACTGGAAAGAGCGCTCCGGCCATTAGGTGCCATGGATGCCCATCAAGGGTATATAGCAGTAGCGCCAGCGGGATAATGGCGGCAGAGCGCAGCATGCTCTCGGGGATATGCTCACCCCGTGCTGCGGCAAGCCATGTTTCCCCAGTTGCAAAGATGCGGAAAAAGTAGATCGCGACTGCCAGCAATGGTGACCATTCCCACATGTGTGGGTGTGCGAGCACTATGCCATAGGTCATCATCAACACGGCTAACCAACGTGGCAAGCCCTCTGCACCCCAGCACCGATTGCCAAGGGCGCAGAGGGCCATGCTAAGCATTAATTGCCTTTCTAGCGCGCGGGATGATGCCGATAATCAGCGCGGCGGCGATGAAGAAGGCGGCAAGGATGAAGATAGCACTGCTGCGCAGATAGAGCGCCGAGGCCAGTGCCGCACCGATCCCCTGAAAGAGCACATCCTGCAGGCTATCCTGCGCCGTGCGCCATGTCGGAACCCGGCGGATGTCGAAAAACTCTTTCACCAGAGCGATGGTCATGGCAACCGCTGCCCCTATGCCAACGCTATGCAGCCATAGCTGTACCGCCCCGGCGTAAAGCAACCCAAGTACCGCATGGCTGAGTTGGTTGCTCGCCCAACCGTACCAGTCGCGCCCCTGATCGTCAGGAGTCTCAAGCTGGTCAAGGATGGTACTGATGAGGCTCATATCGTGGCAGCCTGCAGAAAGAATGCATCCACCTGCTCATCGTTAAGCCCGAGCTGTGCGGCGGCAGCGATCACCAGCGGTTCGTGGCGGTCAATCACCGTCATCTTCGCCCATGTAATCTGCGCCTCTACTTGCTCGGCCAGCGATAGTTCAGCAAAGGATGCGGAGATGCTTGCGGGTACTGCGCCGGAGGTTGAGGCAGCGATAGCCTCTTCCGCGCTAATAAACCCGGCTCCCATCGCCGCGATCAGGAATTGGCGGGTGGTGATGGGGGGTATAATTGTGGTTTGGGAATCAGCGGGCTCCGGGGTATTTCCTTCAGCTAACCACAGCAGATAATTCTGGTAGTCAGCATTACGCTCATCGCAAGGTATGAAAGCCCCATCTTCAATGCGTCGGAAGGTATAGTCATTAATTATCTTATACATAACTCATAGCTCCGCTGTGGCCGTCCATGTATCTGCAAAAACTCCTGAAGCTGTGGCGTTTGCTGTTCTTGAAATGTCGAATTCCTGTGTATTTACGCCATTCACTGTGGAATTAACCGCGGGGAAAGATGTCGCTGAGGTAGTGGCTGTTGCCATTGTTGGGGCGATGCGTTTGACTATGGCAAATGGTTGTGATCCACCAAAACCTGTACCGCTAGTTGCGAATCCGCGCCAAATATAAGTGCCTACCTCATAATATCTCTGGGCAAGCATAAACTCTAACCCATAGGAGCGCATTTCAAATGGTGTGGCAACGGAACCCGACTCTAGTTGCAATTCCGTGATGTCCCACGTACCACTGGTTTGAGCGCCAACGGAAAGAGTGATAACAACACCATTCGCCGCCCCGGCAGGAAGGGCTATCTGAGTGCTGTATTTTGTAAGCGTGCTATTTACCGTAAATGAGCCGCTAGCGATTGCTGTTGTCGCTCCGAAATTATCTAGAGCATTCGCATAATATGCTGACCACGCAACAGTGGTTAGACCGCTGTTAGATAGCTTGACAGATAGTGTCGCCGTTTGCCCAGCTAAATCGGCAATATTTAATGACTCAATTTTTTGCCCAAAGTTGATTGCTGTAACACTGGCAGCACCAGTGAAACGATAAAGAGCCTTATTTGTGGCATAGTAAACTCGCTGACCAGTACAGTTAGCGCCTGTACTAAAAGCAAACATGCGGTCAACTGTATAGGCTGCGGTGCCATTGAGAATGGTTTGAGAAGCGCCATTATTCCGCTGGTCAATCAGCACTCCACCATTGATGACACGATTGCGAGTTCCAGCAAGCTGGCCACCGTTGATGGAGGTGAACGACCCAGCTGCTGGGGTAGTAGAGCCGATTACGACTCCGTCTAAAGATGATACTAATGGCTGCCCGTTTCCTTTAATTCCTCCGATGCAACGCACAACCCCACTTGCCTCGCCAGCCCAGATCAACACATCGCCAGCAGCTGTGGTGTAATTCACGCCTCCGGGGCAAATCAGGCTTGCGCCATTAGTGATGGTCAATGCCGTAGAAAACTTCGTCGCATACCATTTACCATCGGCAAGAGTGATCGCGGTGATTCCAGTCGTGCCGGTTACATTCACATACTCACCAACCGATCCATCGAGGTTGAGCGTAGCCGCTGATGGAAGGTCAGTAGCGCGAGTCTGGAATCTGGCAAGTCCCTGCGAAGCTATGTCAGCCATCAGCTGACGGATCGCATCGTTGATCCCGGATGGCAGGCACCCCTCAGCGATGTTGATCCCACTGATTGCGGTGTTGCTGGCTGGGGTGCTGCTATAGGCAGAAATTGCCATGTATCGCTCCTAATGTCCTATTTATTAATCTTTTTCATAACCTGTTCATACGGCAGCATGACCGTGATACGCGTTCCTGTGTTAAGCTCCACTGTTGTGTTATCCTGCGGCGCTGGCTGTATCAGCACAACACTGCCAACATTTAGGGCGGAGCCGACGCTTTGGCCGCTGTCATAGATAGGTAGCTGAATAAAATTGTCGTTTGGCATTGGCATCTCCTAGTAAAAATGTTGCATGGGGTTTGGCTGTGCCGTCATGCCCGGCATGACATGGTTGATGGTTGCATTGGTCAGTCCGCGCTGCGCAACGCCTGAATATGGTGTAACCGCATTATAGAAAGCGGTAAGCATGCTGTTCTTAGCGGGGCCTTGCTCAAGAAGCCTCAATAGATCTTCTGCCTGACCGCGTGTGCCGTATTTATAAGCCTGCTTCGCTACTGTGCCGACGATCGGCACGACTGGGTTGTTACCCGATAGGAAATAGCCTGCAGTGCCTCCCGTGATGTTTCCCATCATTTTAGTGCCACCAAAATCAAAACCCGCTTTTCCAACAAAGCGGAGCAGTTGCTCTGGTGCGCCAGCGCTTGCCGCACGACGGAGCGCTTTCGCCTCTGCATCGCTCCAGCCGGGAGGCACGTTGCCATTCTGTTCGATGTAGCGCGTCAATCCGCGCTTGATTTTGCCGGGGTCGCCATCCGCTTTGGTGATGATGTCGGCCACATCTTCGAACTTGCTGGCCTGCTGGTATTGCTTGCGGCCCGCGTTCAACAGCTGCACTGCCTTGGGGTCGCCACTGGCGAGATGCTGCGCACCGGATGCGCTCACGAAGTCATCAATCGCTTTTCGTGCCGCGCCTGCCGACACGCCATCCTCTGTCTGCCCGATGCGGCCAAGAAGGCGGCGATATTGATCCAACTCGCTGAGGCTAAGACCGCCACCCTTTGGATCAGTGGCACGATCTGTGATTTTATTGATGATTGCCATCGTTTTTGGGTTGAGTTCGGGGATGAACTCATTACCGCTGACGGCATGATTGATGTTGGTGATGAGGTCATTGGCGGCGGTGTCGTTATAGACCGCGCCAGCCTTGCGCATCGCGCTGTAATTGCCGCCAGCTATTTTCTTCAGAGCATCAGCGACATCGGGGAGTTCTTCTGCTGCGCGGCCAACTGCGCCTTTTACGATGGAACTCCCATAATTAGCGGCACGAGCGATCCCTGATCCGACATAAGGAGCAGCGCCCCCAGCAGCAGCCCCAATCCCAGCCCCCATAAGAGCGCCTTCACCACGTACTCCATCCTCGGCGCTGCCTGCACCATATAAAGCCCCTTGGGCGGCACCTGTAGCAGCAGCTTTAGCGGCAATACCGGCTTTTCCGAGGTCTTTACCGAGTACCACCCCATTGCGAAGACTATTAGCAACCGTTTTTCCAGCAGCTGTCTGAGCACCTGCAACTCCTGTTAATAGACCACCAGCCAGATTTGCCCCTACAGACAATACTGGACGCGTAGACATTTCATCTGATAAGCGCTTTTTAGACGCTTCACGAGCCATCTTTAGCATGTCGTCGTAGCTTTCGCCAGTATATTGGCTCGCGATCAGCGCCCCAATGCGATCCTGCACCTCATCTGCGAAGCCAAAAGTCGCGCCCTGCATGCCCTGATCGAAGGCGGTGCGACCAACACCTCGGTCTTCCGGCGCAGCTGGTTTTGCTGTGGAGGCAGTGGGGGGGAGAGCTGTTTCTTGTGGCGCATGCGGTGCTGCGTCATGCCGAGAGAAATCATAACTCTGCATCATAGATTGCGCTTGTTCCGGTGTCGTGCCTTCCGGAACTTCAAAACGCGCAATTCGTCCATCGGACAATTGAAAACGTGCCACGGGCATTATTCAAACTCCAGAAACTTTGGTTGTTGATTGTTTGAGGCGGGCGCTGACGCGCCGCCTGTCTCGCGACGAAGAGAATCAATCGTAAGGTGTTTTTGTTCAATGAAGGCACGCAATGCTGCGTCCTTTTCCTCTGGCGTTTTATTTGGATCACCAAGCGTCTGCTCTAGTTTTTCACCTTCTGCCACAGTGAATTGAGCCCCAAAGGTTTGGCGTAGCGTAGGCAAAAGAACGTCGCGAACTGTGTTTTGATATTCTGTCCTTGCTATGGATCCCTCCGTTGCGCCGCCGCCGACACTTGCCGGTATTTGTCTGGAGATTATGTCTTTGATTTGGCCCGGATAAGTATATGTAGCTTTTTTTCCAAGTTCGCTAAGTTTGGCAACAGTTGTCTCTAATTGTGGCATAGATGCCTGCATTGAATTTAATCTAGCATCGCTCTCACCAAGAATTTTTCCAGATGCTTCTGCGCGGTTCTTCGCTGCATTAATAGCAGAAGCCGTATCAAGGTAATTTGGTTGAGCCACAACCCCTCCCTGGCCATCTGAAACCATGCCTTTTTCGTAGAATTTGCCTGCAGCAATAAGATTGTCGAGATATTGCTTGTTTCCGTTCTTCTGCGCGTTGCTCATCGCATCCGCGATCTGCATCACGGCTGGCATGTTTTTATTGCGCATGAAGCTAAAACGCGGGTCAAGCTGAAGCCCCATTTCAAGCATATTGGCTGCATTCGGCTTGCCGGCCGCAGCCTGAAGCATACCAAGTGTGCGGATCTGGTTGCTGAGATAAGCATCCCCGACATTTGAGCTAGGCTGCTGCACGCCAGCGGGGCTTGGCACGCCTGAAGCACCGGCGTTCAATCCGGTTCCGCCTTGCTCCTGCGTGATGATGGCCTGCTGTACTTTTGGCAGATCAGCTATTGTGAGCGGTTGATCGTGGCTCAATCCGGTGCGCGTTGCGGCATTTGCAATGAGTTGCTGCGTTGCATTCTCATTCGATGGGCTGTAGACGCTGATGAGATTGCGCAGCGTGGGTGTTCTTCCAGCCATTGCCTGACTATTGCCGGAAAGCTTGGCAGTCAGGTCATCCGTCAAGGCCTTCATGCCGTCTTCTGGCGTGCTGAACTGGCGGAAGCCCGTCGATGCTCCTACCGGACGCAAATTGCCTGGATTATTGATGGGCTTGCTACCAACGCCCTGCGTCGGCGAACCATAAAAGCTGCTCAGAGATGGTGGTGTTGATGCCGGTGGAGTGGTCGCCATACCAACGGGTAAACTGCCATCGGCATTAATCATATCCATAAGCTGGCCAGCTTTGCTTGCATACTTAGTGTCGAGTCCGGCCTGTGCAGCCTTGCTCTTATTCACTTCGTTTGTATAAAACTGGTCGATGGAATTTTGCGCGCCGCCCTGAAATCCTGTGAGGCCTCCGGTAATAAGCTGAAGCGAGGTAGGCGCGGCCTTATTGAATCCTGGCGCGCTCAGCGTTGCTAGGTTATTCGCCGCGTTAAGAAGCCCGGCGCTGCGTGCGCGGTCAAGCGCGACCGCATCTATACCAGAGTTTTCTGGCATCAAGAAATCAAAGAAACTCACCATGTTGTTAACCATTAAAAGAAGCTGGAGATTGCCAGAGCCGTGCCAAGCGCATTGCCGATGCCGCTTCCGCCAGCTGCTTTTTGTGTCGTGGTGGAGCTCTGGCCGTAATTGCCTTGAATAAGATTCATGTAGTTGGCTAGCTTATCGTTGGCTAAGTTCTGGTTATAGTTCCAGCGATCAATGTTAGCGTTGATAATATCTTGGTTATGAGTATCTTGAGCTGCACCAACCTCGCCAATGGCGTTCAGGTCTGTGAAGTTATTAGCAGCATTGATCTGGTTTGCGCGTTCATTATTATAGTTAGTATAGTAAGTTTGGCCGTATAAGTTTCCTAGGTTTTTTGCTAACGTGTCATTTTCCTGATTTTTGTAATAGGCCTCCATTCCAGACCCGTTCCTATTGCCTGCAGCAAATCCGCTCCTCTGGCCATTCACTGCATTGTCGTAGGCCTTGGTTATCGAATCAGCCCCTGCTTGGAAATTAGCATCGAGATATGGATTCCCATTCAAAAAACTACCATTGATCGTAGCATCATTCAGTCTATTGGATGCTAATGCTCGATTTGTCTGCAGCCCCTGCGCCATCGTTGTCACTGCAGATGGATCAGCAACAGTGCTGCCGCTATAATAGGACGGGCCACCTGAGTTGTAGTTACTCTTCGCCTGCTCAAATCCATAAGTTAGGTATGGCTGCTGACCTGCCCACGGGTCTGCTTTCTGGGTAGATGTTTGACTTCCGCCGCCGCCCATACTAAATATCCTTTCTGATTGTTGTCCACGCAACGCGCCAGTTGAACGACCTAAGAACCCTTAACCATGCGCGCACTTGGTAGCCCTCTAATGCAGAGCAGCCGTTGTCCTTTGCCCATTTCACAATGATTTTCTGTGCTTCATCTTTCCAAAGATGAAGGCCTTTGCCCCCGATCATCATGAGGGCGCATATTTTTCTGCGTGGATAGATGACGATGCAGGTGATGCAGGCCGCCAATATTTCGCCTGATTCAACCCATACCCACAATTGATAATCGCGGGACAGCAGTCCTTGCCTTATATCGTCTAGATTATAATCTCTTTCTCCACGAACATACGCTTTTTCTAGCAACAGCTTGGCCTTATCCCACACTTCATCCAAAGAAGTATGGGGCACACCTAACAGCATCAGGAAAACAGCGATGTCATCCAGTTAGGGAAGAAACTGCCACCAGCTCCAGATTGCGGCATTTGTGCATTACCGGACACCTTCTTAAATATATCCATGGGCATAGGAGCGCCCTGTATATTGTTCGGGATGCCCTGCTGTTGACGCATTGCGGCAGTAGCGCCGTCATGTCCCGCGTAGTTATTGAATCCAAACAATCCGCCGAGGCGTTGTCCGAAGCCAAGCGGCTGGGCTCCGGCTTTCTCTAGCTCGGCATTAGTATTATCAAGGCCATCCATGCGCTGCCCCATTTGCGCTGCTCCGCGCTGCGCCATGGCGGCCATTAGCGGATTCTGTTGCTCTGCGTTTTGGCTTCCGGCAAGCGGGTTTGGTGCAGCAGGCATCGCAGTAGTCATTAGGCTAGACGGCTGATACTGTGGTCGTTGCATGTTTTGGTAAGTCATAAGCGGGCGCGGAGGTGAGAACATGATTTATCCTATGATTGCTACTTTGTAGGTTCGATCTGCTTGGGCGTTATTTGCGTGCGTGATGGTGGCATTACCAACAACATTACCGGTGCCTGACATCTGGGTTGCTACGTAGAGAGTTCCATTGCCAAGCTCAGAAGCAGCATTTGCAGTGGTGGGCATGAAGTACAGAACGCTGTTATTAGTAATCCTAGCATCCGTCATGACTGTGCTCGCAGCACCAGCCGTAAGGGTCAGCGTCGTGGTGGCGTTCATTTTGCCTTGAAGCAGCCCATTGATTGCACGCGCCAATCGGCGAACTTGCTCAGGGTCGTTTGAGGCAACTTCAGGAACACCTTGGAATCCAGGATTGCCGCTCATCTGCGTCCCATTCCGCCGACCTGTGCGCTAGCATCAATGTCAATCCCGTTATATTGGTTCCATGAATCACCAGCTGCGGTCTGCATTCTCAGGCGATGATAGTTCCCGCGCCCACGAACCGCACAGCTTCCATTATATTCCTGAGATACAGAGCTGCCATAAGATACTGGATTGGATAACTTGTCACGGCTTGCCAGCGCCAGCGTTGCTGTGGAGCTATCAATGAGTGGTGTCGCGCGGTTCACTTTGCTTTGCGCATTGCGAACAGGTTCAAAGTCCGAGCTATCAATTTTCGCGGCGAGGTTTGCCCCATCGAAATAGCCATATTTGTGCGAACTGTCAAAAGCAGCAAGAATGCTTCGGTTACCGCTCCATGCCGACGAATCAAGGCTAAAAGGCAGAGAGTCAATGGTGCCGAACGCGTCGAGCTGCTCAAGTGTCTTCCCAAAAGTGGCACCACGTAGCAGGTATTCAATCTGAATCGCTGAAGCTTCGGTAGCTGTCCAGCGATCGAATGCCTCACTGTAAATTAATAGGCGATTTGGGATTCCATTGCTTGCGCCAGCGCCGACGTATGCCCATGCCATCAACCCTCGGCTAGGGTCAGAACAGCTGCTCATGCGATCAAGATAGCCAGCCTGAATATCATTGTAGAAGAAACGGTCGATCTTACCCTTGCCAATTGGGCGGCTGCTGGTGCCGTCAAATAGATAGAAGCCATCCTCAGTTGGATAGCCTATTTTGTTGCCGAACTGGCACAGACCGCCGCTGGTCAGCAGCCCACGCGCGCCCTCTGCCGGTACGAATGCAAAAATATCCGGCAACCCAGTGTAGACGATACGCCATACGGCACGCTCAAAGAGAACGGCACCATCAGCTGTGCCAAGGTTCCCTGCGATTCCATTAATCGCCCCATGTGGCCCCGGGACATCCTGATAATCGCTTAGCGCATTCGCTGCCGCCTGAGTACCTGGTATCGGGAAGTTCGTCGGGTCATTGATCGCGCTCCACCATGTGCGTTGAGGCTGATAACCGCTCGTTGCATCATAGGTGTTGGCTAGAAATAGCCAGTTTTTTATAACCGCCGCATATTTAGCGCGAATACTTGTCATTCCAGACGTGATCAGGTCGCTAAACAACGTCGATGTGCCTTCTAGGTAGCCTTGGGGGACATCGTTGAAATTTGTGGCGATACAGCGCTGGCCAAGGAGCGTAAATGACCAGTTCTGGACACTAGATGTGGTATAGCCTCCGACTTTACTTACATCAGCGTTGCTCGTGCCTGGGCTTGCGAGTCGGTAGAGCTTTGTAGCATCGCCTGAGAAGACGCGGACATTGCTATTGCTATCTGCGACAGTCAATCCGCCCTGACAACGCGCAGATAAAGCATCGCTAAAAGGCTGGTGGCTCGGGAAGGGGCCGTAAGAGTTGGTGGTGGTTGGCAGTACGTTGTAGACGGTGTCGCTGAATGAGTTAACGATGTCGGGCTGATCCGGGCCAAACTCTGGAACAGTCAAAATGCTCACGGGCAGGCTCCGTTGACGCGCACGCGCGTTGTTGTGCCTTGCTGATCGGAGCCATCAGAGGTGTAGAGCGCGTTTAGCAGACGCTCGCGATCCATCATGGCTGCGTCACGGTTCTCTACATCATCATAATAATCGTATGCCTCTGCCAATGCCGCCTTAAAGTAGATTTTTGGATGTGCTGATAGAAGCCAATTGCTCGTATTTGTGTTACTAAGGTTTTGTAGCGCATAATAGGTGAAGCGCGCGGTGTAGGTCGTGTTTGGTGAAGGATAAACGCGCAATTGATTGCCTTGGATCGTCCAGAATCTGGGGGTATCGGCGCTTGCATAGGGATCCCAAGTGCTTGCAACTTTTGGCGGGACATAATCTAGAGACACATACGGAGAAACGCTCGTGATAAGGATCTCGCGGGTGTTGAAATATCCATCCGGAAGCGCTGTGAACTCTCCAGCAATGCTGAAATTGCTATCAATCGTCTCACCTTGGCGCACTTTTAGCCGGCCAAGCCCAAGTCGCATCTCGTCTTCTGCCAACGTGATCCAGCTAGTGACGCGAGTCACGGCATCCGTATCATTGGCGCGCACGAGCTTCGCCAGAATCTCCGTCTGCAAATTGGCATAGGTGTCAAAACTCATAGCTAGACACGCCCCTTCCACACTCTGAAGGCGCTGTTGTCAGAGTCGTTGAGAAAATCATCAATCACTGAGCCTTTGAAATCGGCCATCTTGAGCCCGCGCTTGTTCAGCCAAGCATAAATGACAACAGGTGCCACGCTCGCAGCTAGGTAAAAGTCACCTGCTTTGTTTTTGCCAACATCATTCCCATGTTCATGCTCAAGATCACGGATGCGCTTGAGGTATGGCTCGACATCTTGCTTCATTTCATGGACAAAACTGCCGCCGTGTTCATCTACATGAACATATTCAACGATGTCGCCATGCGCCCCGACACCTTCAAGGCGCATCGCATCGTTAGCTGTAGGTTTGATGAGGGAGTCATGCCGGAGGACAGGTGCCTTTTCAAACACCGCATCCTCCGGGATTTCAAAGCTAGCCTGGTCTTCGGACATAGACTATGCCTCAAGCGGAGTAATGTTGAGCTTCGCTGCGGCTGCCTCCTGAATGTAACCGATATTGTCATATTGCATACAATTCACGATTACGTCATAGTTCGGGCTAAGCAACATGTCCTGGTTGCTAGCCGTGGCCGCACCTTTAGCAAATTTAACATAAAGGTTTCCGGTTACCTGAAGCCGCACCAACCGCGCTTTGTTGCCACTGCTATCATTGGGGATAGCAACGGTAGCGCTACCAGCTCCAGATATAACAGTGGAACCTGTTGCCCCGGGCTGGTACGCATTATCCATTCCATAATACGTACCCATAACGCTATACTCCTACGTTGATAGATACGTTCGGCGTACCACCCCCGGTCGCAGTGCCCCCGACCGTAGCACGGATGGTGCCTCCATCTTGGACGTATGCCGTTGTTGAAGGGCCAACTTCTGCGCTAATGGTGACCCCTGCAGCTGTACCTGATGGAATTGTTACGAGAGCGTTGGTAACATCAACGAATGTAGATGATCCCGGTGGGGCATACGCAAGTTGAATGGTACCGCTACCTGTGGCAGTAACAACGGATGGAACAGCTGCCACACGTTTTACACGCCCCGTGCGTGTGATAGAAACATAGTTTACCGTCGCAGCTGTCAGGTTCGGCAGCGCGATTTGGAACATATTGTTCCCCATTGAAGTCGGCATTGGGATTGCCATAGTGATTACTCCTCTTTGATTGGATCGCTATTATTTGGATTTGCTGATTTTTGGGGTTTCCGCCTTCTCGCCACCCAAGGCCTTGAAGTCCTCTTGGCTATGCAGGATTGTCGCGAAGCGCCGCTCATCAAGCAGGATCGCTTCATGAATAGGGATGAGGTATTCCTTCCACATCTGCATGGGCTTATCGTCTGCCCATGGCTGTGCGTCGGTTACACACTTCACCCAAACACGATCACCAACCTTCGCCTTGAGCTCCTCAGGCTTAAACCAGCTCTTCGGATACTGAGGCTTTGCCACGCGGCGCTGACGAGGATCGTCCGGGCTTTCCTCGGTGATTGCCATTTGGGCTAAAAGTTCGTCATCAGTGGACATGGTGCTCTCCTTTGGTTGCACAAAATAGAAAGGGGGACGCATCATGCGCCCCCCTCGCTATTCGGGATTGTGGTTAAGGTTACGACGTGGTCAGGTCAGCGATGATGGCCGAACCTGCCTCGTTGCGTGCTTCAAGCGTGTACTCTGCGATGACCGCTCCTTTCGTTGCGTCACCAGTGGCCGCGACATCTACAGTCTTCATCGGTCGCAAGTAAGCTACTGCCCATAAGTCAGTGGTCAGCAAGTGAAGATCACGGTCACGGCTGAAGCGGTTGGCAATGATCTTGTGCGTCCCAAAATCAGATCGGTAGATGTCAACAGCTGAATTCAGAGTATTCACGTTGCCAGTGGTTGCATCGGTACGGGTAACGTTGCCGCTGAAGCTCGAAATAACCTGTTTGTTGAACGGGCCGGCCATAATGAGGTCAACATCACCGCCGTTAGTCCATGCTGCCTGAATCCCAGCTTTCATTAAAGCTTCAGTCAGCACGCGCTGCGTACCATCGGTCGCAGCGGTCGAGGTTGAGCCAGAAGCGCCACCAGAACCACGCTGCACGTTGGTCGTATACCACGGATCAAGGTTACGCATCTGACGAGCGGTGGTACTGTTACCGGTAACGCGCGCAGTGTTGTTGGTAAGCACATACTCTTGGTCACGGCGGAGTTCTTTCGCACGCTTCATGAGCTGGTACACCATCTCCTTCGCGCGACCAGCCTTATTGACCGCATCCTGCGTTCCAGAAACCACGGTGGTTTTGTAGCTGATCTGGCAGGTGTTGATCTGGCGGGTTGTGGTAGCCGGGGTAGAGTAGGTGAAGTCGTCACCTTCAAGCTGGGCGTTTGCGGCAGCAGCGGCGAGCGAGTCAGTTTGCCACTCGTGGCTCACCGCAGTTGCTTTAGTCGTACCAATGGATGCCATGAATGGCGTGTCGGTAGGGCTGATGTTATAAATCGTATCAGAAAGGTCTTCACGGTTCCCGATAGCGGAATACGTGAGGAACGTACCTGCAGTAATAGTCATGGTTGGACTCCTTTAAAAGTTAAAGAAGCGCTGCTAGCTTATCCGCTCTTTTGCGAAGATCGGTTTCCCTGTTGGCGCTGGTGAGGATTTTGATCTTTTGGTCAGCGTTCAGGTTTGCACTGCCTGCGTTCCCGTCTGTCCTGAGCACTGCATTTGAAGGAGTTTTTGGAACCTTCTTACTCTCAGCAGCCTTCAGGTTGGCCTGATGGTTCTTCCACGCGATTGCATCTCGAACGATCTGGATATGGCGATGGTCAGCGAACGTGGCGACTTCTTCCGGCCTAAAGCCGTAATAATCGGTGCACGCTTTCCGTACGTCGCTGATGATGGTTTCAGCCTTTTTGGCATCCTGAAATTCAGGATATTTTGTCCTCAAGGCGTTCCATTCATTATCCAGATGCTCTTTCGCCCGCGCCTCAGCTAATTGCTGACGCTGCGTGGTCATGCCACGCATCAGCTGGTTGAAAACATCAAACTCACTCGCGCGCTGTGGGTCTTCCATTTTAACGCGGAGGTAGTCTGCCTCGCTCTGGATGTCAGCGAACTTCGCCGGCATAAGTTGGGAAACAAGTTGTGTAGCCCGGTCAAGATCAGCGGCATATTGCTGCTGAGCCTGTGTCGCCCGCGATTGGATGGTGGTCACCTCCTGTTCACGTGCGGCAAGAACGCGCGAACGCTCGCCAAGATAAGACTCCCGCTCATTTTCCCGACGCACAATCGTCTGCTGTGCCCATTCAGGAAGATTCGCGAAAGCAACCTTGTCGTCGCTCGACCAACTATTTGGCGGTTCAATGGCACCGGGATTTTCATCCTGGGGTTTGTCCTTACCATCGTCGTTGGGTTTGTCCTGATCCTCACCAATGGCGTCCTTTGCAGGAGGTTTGGTGTTACCATCGCCAGCCGGATCGTTAGCTTTATTGGCGTTGGTATTCTGGTCATCCTCGTCTAAATTCAGCGCTGGGTCATTCTCAAGAATCTCCATCGCGCGGTCTAAACGGGTATTATCGTTTTCAAACTCAATATCCATGTTGCTCTCGCTACTCATCAGATTGTTGTGCCTTGGCTTCCGCCTCAGCTTCTTCCCGCTTGGCGTTGTGTTCCTCCACGCGGGCATTCGACACCAACGCCTCAAGATTCAGCTTCAGCTGGTTGATGGCCTGGATCAAAAAGTAGTGGTTCTCGCGCTGCTCTTTCTGAGTGGGGTCAGTGTTTGCCCATCCCTTGAAGGCATCGACGCGAACCGTATCAATGGCGATGTTGAAATCAGCGCTGGCGAGCAATGCAGATGCAGCCTGACCTTTGCGGATAGCGTCTTCACGGCTCATTGATTGCCCCCCGGAATATCGCTGTATTGCGTTTCGTTATCGGCGCGCTGTGCGATCTGATGGGTCGATTGGTATTGGAGTGCGGCTAGTTCTGTTTGTTTGATGAGAAGGTCTAGCTTGCGCATCTCGAAATCGAGCTTCTTGGTCTCGATGCTTGCCACTGCGCTAGCCTTGGCAGAGTCGGCCTGCGCCTGCGCCTGCGTAGCCTTGCTTTGCAGCTCCTGCATGTGAACATGTTGCTCTGGTGTCGGCGGCTTAGGTGGCGGCGGCGCGTAGTTCTTCGGGTCTGTGTAATACGGGTCAGCACCCTTCCAGCCCACAGCCTCGACCAGCTTCACCAGCTTGTTATAGACGTTGTCGAGCTTCACGATGGGGCCTTCTACACCGCCTTGGAGCTGGATAATTTCCTTATCAATATCCAGAAGCATTTTCGTGGTCATGACCTGCTGGGTCTTACTACCGAGGCCAATGCCAACGGCGGCGGAAACATCCATCCTGTCTTTCCAGTCGCGCGGATTGATGGTGACCCATTTGTCGCGCAGCTTGACCGTTTTCGGCACATCCTGGTGCGTGCATACCAGCTTGAAGATCAGGCGGAACAAACGCTTCACGCCCGACTCGGCGAAGATGCGGCACATCAGCTCAAGCTGTTGCTGATTGTTATTATTTACGATGTCAGCGCCAGTCGCAGTGCTGTTAAGGATGTTCGGGTTCAACCCGCTACCCATCTCACGGATGCCAGTGCGCTTCTCCTTCACGACATCAACATACTGCACAACCTGCATCGCCTCGGCGCTGACCAGAGTGCTTGGAATTGGCACGATAGCGTCAGGACGCTTCATGCGCACGATACCGCCCGGACGTGAGTCAAGCACGTCATCCATATTGACTTGACCATCTACCACGCCGAGACGCGGTGAGTTGGCCAGATAGGTGGAGTCGAGGATTCCGCGAATCAGCGCAGTCTTGATTTCCTGAATATCCTTGGTCTTATCGAACATCGACTGACCATAGAATTTATGTGGCTCAGGATCAGGAGTTAGATCGGCGAATGGGTGGTCATCAACCTCCTCGTTACCGAGTATAACTCCGCCTTGGCCGGTGCTACCCGCAATAGTGACGTGCCGCCACTCAGCAATACCATCGCCGTCGTAGTCGCACATGATATAGGCATCCGTAACCCATACCTTACGCATCGTTGGGTCGGCATCGTCATCCACACCATAGGGAAGCTGATCCTCGTCGCTGAAGCGCTCGATGCGCTCCCGCGTGTAGTCCTCATCCTGTGCTTGCGGGATGTTCTCAATCTTCTCTGGATCGAAACCGCACTCAAGCAGATCGCTGATGGTGCGCTTTCCACGGTGGGCAAGGAAGCCAGCGGTGTAGATGCTCGTTGCGCGACGCTCAATGATGAACTCATCCGGCGGTACATTTTCTACGCGAACGCGCTTCTCTGGCTTACGGCATACCAGCGTACAGTTATAGAGCTTGATCGGCGCTTGGATATGCTGCCCGCTTGTCGGGTCAACCTCAACGATGTAATCTATATATTCCCTGACATCCGTCACCTGCACCGCAGGATTCATCTGCAGCGCCTGCATTTGAGGCTCGGTCAGCCCCTCATAATTCTCCTTGGTGCGCTTCCAGCGGACATCAAACCATGTTTTCGTGATGCCGTTCTTTTTGAGGAATGCATCCTTGAACCAAGTGTAGAGAACCATGAACCCTTCGTTTTCCTGCATGAAAACGTGGTTGATATAGTCTGTCGCCTGCTTTGCAGCTTCCTCATCCTCCTCACCAGTTGGCTCAAACGAGCAAACCCGCTCGCCACCAGCGAAGACGCGCATCACGGATGGCATGGCACCGTCAATGGCTTCGGCGACATCGCGCGAGACAACCTGACTTCGCCCGTCCTGCTCATTGCCAAGCGGCTCGCCACGATAATAGCGGTCGGCATCAATGCGCTTGCTGCTTAGCTTTCCTGATCCATACCACTGATGACTAGTTTCAACCTTGCGCTTGATAAGCGAGAGCAGCGTGGCATCATCCATCTGCTTCTGCTCTTCAGGCTCATCGCCATCCCGATACTGGTCAATAGCTGCTTGACTCATTGATCCGTCAGCCAATGGATGCTGCATCGCAGCAGCGCCATCTAGGGCGTGCAGTACGTCATGGATGGGGTCTTGCTCAATGCGGGTAGATTCAACAAAAGTTGGATCCATGCCATAGCCAGAGAAGCGCACATCGCGCGCAGTAGTCCCCACTGGATCAAACGGTGCCCCCGTGTAATCCTGCTCGTTCATTCAAGCCCTTATTGCTAAATTACTTTGTTTTTGTATTTGATTGGTGCAGACCATCCGCCACCATCGGCAGCCGCATACCGAAGCATCATCAGCCCATAACGCGTTGCCGCCATTAGGTCGTCACGCTCTTTGACGATGAGGCCATCCTTACGATGGTACATCCGGTATTCTTCCCACCATGCTTCAAGATGAGCGGCCACAAGCAGGCGCTTCGTCTGGAGCCGGTCGGTCATCATGGCGATGCCTGCCTCTACGCCGTTGCCGCCATCTTCAAACGTCGCACGCTCGGGCAGCATGTTCAGACCAGCCTGACGGTATTGCTCGGCGAGCTGTTCACCAGATCCCTTGTCGTGCTGCAGGCCATCGTGCGGCCATGCCACCGGTATCCATTCGCCTTTGCTGCGAATAGCCGGGGCATGCAGTGCAACGCCGCGCAGATCGTGGCTTTCATTATCGCTCTTGCGATAAATGTCATATACATGCACTACATCACGGTCACGATCCCATGCGAGCCAAACGGCAGCCGTTGGGTGATCGGCTCCAAAGTCCATTCCGACGATTCGCGCCCAATGGGCTGGCATGTCGATATAGCCTTCAGATATTTCAGATTCAGGAACCACAAACACCTTTCCGCTTCCAAGCGTCGGGATGCCCCGTGCCCTTGCTTCGCGCTCGTGCGGCGGATAGCTGGCGATAATCCTGGCGCGCTCTTCTGGCGTGTAATGCTCAGCATCTTCAATAGTCATCGTCGTGATATGCATGTCAGCAGTGCGCTCTTTCCCAAGAAAGCGTAGCACCGTTTCGGACATGCCCTGCAACGGGGTGAAGGTCATCATGACCATTCCTTTGGTGGCATTGGTACGCGTCAATCCCTCGGTATAAATATCCAAAGGCGGCTCTTCGTCCGGCCAGAATATGTCGATAGAATCACCTTGGAAGCGCTTACGCCCCTGGTCGTAACTCTTAAAGATGACCACAGACCAGCCACCTGTTGCATGCCTGACATGTACCTTGCTGCATGCCCCGGCGACATTAGGGTATGGTCGCGCGTCGCCTAACATCTTTCCGGGTATCATGCCCGTGCCGCGATCCGTTTCCCTGCCAAGGAGGATGCGCTGTGCCGCGTCCCGCGATACTTCCATTGTTTCTGACGCTACCCATGCGACTACAGGGCGGTTCCAACGTCTTCCTTCCCACCATTCAGGGTAGTTACCCGTTAGATGCATAGCTAATTCAGCACCGGCGCTCAGCGTCTTCCCGAGCTGGTTGCCAGCCATCAGCAGGCGCTCACGATGGCTTGCGCCACCAGCATGGAATTCCTTTTGCTTGCGGTATGGCTTGTAGTCGGCGAGCCTATTCTGCTTCTTCCTGTTCGCCTTCTCCTGTAGCAGCAACGCTAACGCCTGCTTCGGCGGCAAACGCTCTAATTCTTGCATCAATGTCATCGTCCGTCATGCTGCTGAATTTGAGTTCGCCGCCATGGCTAATGTCAACCTTGTCGCCATATTTCTTTGGAGATAATTTCCCAGCCATACGCATGCGAGTATCAACGCGCAGCTTGGCGCGCTGTATCACATCGCCGTTTGTCTTTGCGTGTCCTGTCTCGGGGTCAATCGTCGTATCGTTTCCAGAGCCATCTGCAATTTCAAGGCATTCATCAAATATTAGATCAGCTTGTCTTTCCCGCGCGCGCAGGTAACTCTCGCAGAAATCTTTATCATCTCTTAACATCCTATGAACGGTAGCCGCGCTAGGGAAGTCCGGAGTATTTCTGCAGATATAATCTAGGCCGCGCGGAGTGGTAGCTATAGCTTCGCAGATGGCGTTAGCTAACTCTGGTGTCAGTTCCCATGTCATACGGTTTTCGGATTTCTTTTATCTGTTCTGGTGAATAGCCATCTTCTTGCAAATGCTCGACGCTTACTGCGCCTATATCTTCAAGGCTTTTTGCTATGTCTATTATGTGGGTATTACGAGAAACCCTTCCCACTAAAGTTTCTGTTTTGCCGCAAACACATGTAAATTTGCATCGGAAAATGTCTTCCTGCATCATACAAGATTGCGGCAAATCGTCTATTTGCGGCTCACCTATTAAAAATCCAGCAGCGGTAATGCGCTTGTATGCTTCGCTTGATCTGTCCGTTTCCAGATGAAAAAAGCCCGCCATTATAAGGCATCATATTATTTGTGTTTTTGCATAGCTTTTCTCTTTTCTTCCATACGCTCTTTGCGTGGACGGAGATCAAAGCCAAGGGGGTGCGGTGACGTTTCGCTGGCGTACACCTCGATTGAGCAGCGCCCGCCTTGGTATGGCGACCACGAATCATCAGTGTCGCATGCTGATTTTGTTTTCTTCATGCTATGCACCAAAAACAAAAAGCCCGCCATTATAGCGAGCCTTTCTGGATTTTAGACGTAGTTGTGGTACGTTCTGTGTATGATTTTTTAACAGATTTGAAGTAGCTGTCAATATTATTTTGCGCATTATCTAGTGATTTTCTTACGCTATCGATACATTTATTCATCCAACCGTAATCGTTAGCAGTAATGGCTCTAATCCGACCATTCGGCAATGCCGTAATGCGCTCAATTAGATTCATTTCATATAGCTTCAATCCTTTGGTGGCGATGGTTAGCATTGCAGATGGAGATATTTCTGGAGATGGTTCATCAAGAGCTACAAGCCTGTAATCACGGAACACGCGGTCAAGCCCTAGCGATTTTGCGATAGCTAGGCGCGTGAGATAGATAAACATCGCGGTGCGATGTTGATCTCCCGTGATGATCTCTTTTTCTAGCAACACGTCGATTGGCAGGAGTGATCCAGCTGCTGTATATGACCCCCTGTTTCTGGTTATATCACCTTTTCCAATTCTATGGGCATAGGCTACCTCAATGCGATCCGGAAGCCACTCACTTACGTCAATATGGTCATAATCTTCTGTAACGGTCATTCTTCCCCCCATTGTTTTTTTTGCTAACTTGCCGAGGGTTTTGTTTTTATATTCATGCTGCTGAGTAAATAGCGTTTTTACCCATACGCTCTTCACGCCAGCGATAGACGGCTTCCCTTGAATCAGCAGCTTCCACCTGCATGAAATACCCACCCCTGCCGTTGATTTGAAGGCTCGGCTCTTCCGCGCCCCCCACATGCATAAACGGGGTGTAACGGCTCTTCTTCATTTCCAGATAGGCAAACGGCTCTGTTTCATCCGGGCGCAACAGGAAATACATCTGGTCACAGGCGCGCTGCAATCCACCACTACCAAGCACCACCCCATCCCGGTTTAGCTGGGCAGTGTTTACCCCGAACAGCCCATGACGCTTACAGATAGCCGCCTGCCATTGCGCTACCATGCCAAGGAATGTCGCGTCGCTGTCTCGGGTAGCCTTGCCGCCTACGAGCTGCCAATAGTCCAGAATGAAGCCTTTAATGCCGTATTTTGCCACGGCGGTAGTGATGACCTGCCGAAGCGTATCAAACGTGAGGAATGGGTCAGAGTAGTAAATAACGTTTCCGGCTTCCTTCACTGCCACATCCCCAAGCCGGTTCCAGAAATTAAAATCACGGCGCGAATCATCGTTAAACGCGCGAATGTCCGCCCCCATATCCATCGCCATACTGCGGCTATGGGTTTCCATCTCCCCCATCTCGGCGCAGATGTAGAGATGCTTCGCCCCGGAGCGCTTGAGGTGATTGCTGATGGTGCAAGCTAGCATTGTCTTCCCATGGCCGGAATCTGCAGCAATTCCATAAAGCCTTCCCTCCTGGAGACCGCCCTGCATAGCACTATCAACCCGCGATAGCCCGGTTGGGTAAAACTTGCGCCCACGCTTCAGCTCTTCGCAGATAGCCTCGGCAACCTGCCGGTCACTTTTCATGCTGTGCGATAAGCTTTGCTTGTTCGCGTCATCAAGGGCACACGCCATGCCTGACACAAGCTCGGCGTTATCCACTTCATCTGTCGCTTCGATCACCGCCTGTGCGGCCTGCTGCAATACCCGTCGTGTAGCCAGCTTTACAATGCTTGCGGCATAGTCTGCCAGATTGATGACACTAGTGGATTGCTTCACCAATTCGACAAGATAGCTGTGGCTTTCAGCGGGTATAATTCCCTTCAGCTTGGCCAGCGAAACCACCTCTCCACGCTCACGGCTATGACGGATCAAATCATAGATTTTTCCGTGTATTTCAGCGTAGAAATGCTCGGCACGAAGTTCCGCCTGAAGCACGTCAATCGCAGAGTTGTGCATGATGAGCGCGCCAATAACCGATTGCTCGATTTCGTCATTGTGGGAAAGTTTCATACGATGATCGCCCCAGATCCCTTGGTTTTCTGCGTAGTTTGCGGGATAGGTCGGCACCGTTCCCAGTCGAATGCATTGCGGTAAGCAGCCACGAAATCCTTGTATTTTTTGCCATTTGATCGGCAGTAATCCTTAAATATTTCAAGAACTCTCAGTGGGTTGTGGTGCATGTATTCGCCATGCATGCGCTTTTCGGTTAGCCATTCGGTGATGTGATCGACCGAAAGCTCTTCCAGCGTCACTTGCTGTTTTTTTGATGCGGGCGGTCGTGTGGGCACGCTATCACCGTTAGGTGATTGAATCAGTGAATCAGGATTCAGTGAATCAGGGGGTAGCGCTTTCGGAATAGTTTGGCTTGAAGAAGGCTTTTTCCGAAAGTCATACCCTTCTGGGCATGGCATCAAGGAAGCCTTTTCCGTGAAATGAGGGGATTGATGCTCATTAAATCCGAGAATTTGTATGCATTTAAGGCCGTCTTTTTCGTATCTTAGTATGTGACCATTTGCGTGCAACTCCCCCAGCAACGCGTCAACATTCACGTCGTCGCACGGGAAAATCTCCATTTTAATCTGCTTAGGCTTGTCTAAAAGACGGCCTTCACGATCCGCCAACATCCATAGACCGGGAGCGAGTAAGCGCGCGGCTATAGAGCACTCAACAAGATTTTCATTCTTATAGAATCCAGGCTTAATATTACGCGCACGCATGGTAGTCCTCACTTTCCTCACTGTTAAAAGGCGACAGGGGCGCACAACCCGTGAGGCGAGCATTGTGCATGGCAGTTGCAATGCTGCTGCCCCTGTCTTCGGTTGGCTGCAAATCATGCAGCACGTTCGGTAAGTGCTTAAACCGTTTCATGGTAAATCCTCCCATGTGCGCCGCAAAGCTCGTTTATGACAAACTCATCTCTGGCGCGCTCAAGGGCTGAATTTATGATAATGTCATCCAGCTCGCTTGTTTGCGGCACATGCCGATGCTCATTCCAAATGCTCATGGCAATATCCCGCGCCCGTTCAGCGTATCGCCATAGGTTAGGATGCAGCTCTTTCGTTAAACGGCTCATGCCATAGACTCCGAATAATAGGCGGATGGCTGCTTGGGGCAGTATGGCTTGCCGCATAGGTAAACGGTGGCCAGCATGTAGACGTACAGGGCGGCAACGATCCACATGGCGATACAGAGAGCGCGCATCATAGCGTCGAACTCCCAGCGATATAACGTGGTGCTGGGCGCGTAGGCACTAGCCCCCAATTGCGCAACGTCTGCTCGACCTGCGGCAAGCTATTGCACACCGCAGTATGCACACCGCAGGAGGCCAGCGTGTCTAAGATGTCGCGCTGATGCGGTTCTACCTTACCCTTGCCCGGGCGCTTCATCTCGATCACGCCATGTCCGCCAATCCAGTAAAGCACCAGATCCGGGAATCCAGCGAGCACACCCATGGCCTTGAGGTTCTTGCCCTCCCGTGGGTTGCGCGAGCCGCCATTGGGCACTGCCGCCACAATACGCACCTGCGGGAAAGCAGAGCGGATATAATTCACCACGTGGATTTGTAAGGCGCGCTCATGGTGCTTCACCATTTTCTTCTCACGCGATTTCTCTTCCAATGCGCGGTATTCTTCTGCTGTCATGCTGCTATCCATGGCTTATGCTGCATTATCCTTTAGACGATCCACAATGCTGAGAATTTCAGCAGTTGGGCGTTTTGGTTTTGGTTTTGGGGGAAGCGCAATAGTCTGCCTTCTCAAGGCTTCATCTAGAAGCTCTTGCAAAGAGAAGTCCTCCAGCGGAGGCCGCGAGTATATCGTGATGCTTCTATCTACGGCCTTCTCGACCCGTGCTTTAGATTGCGATATTGTATCTAGAACAAAGAAATTACACCCATCTTTGTACTCGCACCCAGCAAAAATGCCTGTTACCTGGTGCTTCATGAGAAGGCGCTGCTTTTTGGTATAGTGGTTCGTTTCGATAAAGAAATCCCACAAACAAGAACCAAGAAGTTCAACTTCCCCCTCAAATCCTCGAAAAAACACCGTGGCTTTTGGATCGCCGTCATAACGACGGCGCGATTTCCAATGATTGCCACCCACATCGAAGCAGCGCCCGCGCATGACAATTACTCAAATTTTGGCTTGAGTGAGTCAAACTCGTCTAGCTGTGTTTGGAGGTCGTTGACCTTCTGTAAAGCGGCATCCTTCAAGGCTTCATTGGCCTGAAAGGATTTCTTGGCCGTCTCATCTGCTGCAACGTAATCTTCCACGGCCTTTTTTATCTCGCCCATGATCTTGCTGCGCTTTTCGTCCCAGATTTTGTTAAGTGCCGTTTCTTTGGCGGATTTCTGAGCTTTAGGCAGCTCTGTTACTTTTTCGTCACTCATAATTATCTCCTGTGGTTCACCGCGCTTATTAAAATTGGGAGGGGTGCGCGTTGATAACCCCTCCCAACCGATAGCGTTTGCTTGCCGCCACCTAGAGCGCCTGTTCCGGCGCTTTTTTGTTTACATTCGTTAATAATTCGCTTACTTAACCCTTGCGCGTTGTCATTCAGAACCCCAAGGGGTCGTTATGCACGCTCACTTCCCAAACACCGCTTTCGCCCAGCAATACACAACGCACCGCCACCAGCAGATGAACTCAATCAGCTGCATGGGCGGTCACCCGATATTCCGTAAAAATCGTTGGCAGAAACTTTGCCCCCGGTAACATCATATATTCTGCGCATTTGCTCTGACTCTGGGATGCGCAAGCCTTTCGCATAACGATAAACAGAAGTGCTTGTTGATCCGATGAGATCAGCGAACTGCTCATAGGTAAGTTTATTGTGCTCTAGATATTGAGAAAGCTTTTCCATGAGCCATTCATACCAAAATGGTACTGCTGGCGCAATAGAAAATATTACCATTACGGTTATAGCGAATTTTTCCCATATTGGTAAAGGTGTTGCATGAGCTATTTGAGACAGATTAGGGAAGACAGGGGCATAAGTCGCGAGCGATTCGCAGAGATGGTAGGTACAACTGCCACCACCATCTACCGCAAGGAAACAGGATTACGTAAACTTACCCAAGACGATATAGAGCTATATGCTAATGCTCTTGGATGTGATCCGGCAGAACTTTTAGGCGGCGAAGCCGTTGTTAGCAATAAGAAAACCGTCCCACTAGTTGGCTATGTGGGAGCCGGAGCGCAGATATTCCCTATTGATGACCATGCCAAAGGCCAAGGGCTGGCGGAAGTGGATTGCCCCCATAATATAGATCACAAAAAAGGGGTAGCCCTTGAGGTTCGCGGCGATAGCATGGAACCGCTTATTAGTGATGGCTTCCTTTTGTTTTATGAAGAGAGGTTCCATGGCGTACCTGCGGAGTACATCAATCGGATCTGCGTTGTTTGGATTGAGGGGGACGGCTGCCTGGTTAAAAAAATACGCAAAGGCACCAAACCTGGCTATTATACGCTAGAAAGCCTAAATAACAGCACTAAGCCTATTGAAAATGCGCGCGTGGCCTACACGGCGTTTGTTAAGACGATGGTGCAGAGGTAGGATTGTGGCATCCGATGACGCTGAGAATCCATTACTCTTGGTGTTGGCAATCATCGCCGCATATTACATTTTTAGGCCATCATTGCAGGATCGTGAGGATTACAAAGCTGGCTACAACGCGGGCAAGGAAATTGGACATTATAATGGATATGCTGAAGGCATCGAGCAAGGCAAAATATCAGGCAGAGATGAGTATTGCGGCAATATGAACCGCCTTGACAGTCGCCTTGAGGATTATATCAAGATCCAAGGAATTTGTAACTACTAACCAAGCGAGAACTTATGCGTTATGGACTCTATTTAATTACTGCGTTACTGGCAGCTGGCTGCGTTCACGAATCAGCTCAACCGCTTGGCAATAATATGGCGCAGATTGATATATCTGCGTCGCCTGTATATGGCCGAGCTGGCACGCAACGCATGGCGATGGAGAAGGCGGCAAATACCACTTTGCAAATGGGCTATGATAAATTCATTGTCATAAGCACAAACGGCTGGAGCGAAACAACGGTAAGCGGAGCGCATTCTGGGTCTTTCCAAGGCTCAGCAACACAAACCAGCTCTGTTATCTCTGGTTCACAAAATAGCGGGTTCAGTTCCTTCCGGCACCCGGAATCAAACCTAATTATTCGTATGTTTAAGAATGGCGAGAAAGGCTCCGCCAATGCGGTTGATGCTAGGCAATATTTGGCATCAATAAAAGGCGGGCTATAACGCATAATAGCGTACGCCATTGATGCAGATGTAATGGCACCGAAATGTCAATTCCCCAAATTATAGGAGAAATACAATGAAAAAGATTTTACTCGTAAGCCTTGTGGTTTTATCGTCTAGCAGCGCATTCGCTGAATATGTTCGTGGCTATGTAAGGCAGAATGGCACTTATGTGCAGCCGCACTTCCAAACTGCGCCAGATAACAGCATGTACAACAATTATAGCACACAAGGGAATGTAAACCCATACACTGGGCAAGCGGGGACAGTGAACCCATACGCACCTATTCAGCGGCCATATTATATTCCTCAGTCGCGTGGCTATCGTAGGTAGCTAATCAAAGCGAAGCATTAGTGTGGCCAGCTGATGCTGACCACACTACCCGCGAGGACTGTTAGCACAGCCCTGTAGTCGCCGCGCTAAGGCGGCTAAAGTCCGGCGATACCATCTCTGCGCGATGCTGGGTGACCCACGGCATTCAAATGCCTGCTGCAGCAGGCGGGAGATAGCGCCAGCTACGCCCATTTACGGCTTCGCTGATTTTATTTCACGCACGGGCAGGATTTGAACCTGCTTGCCCAGATTGATTCTGACCCCCTTGGCTAGGTACTGGGCGCTTCGTTTCAGAGGCCATACTCATCTGCAGTATTTTTGTATGGCGTAACCAAAGTTCTCAATGCTGCGGTTCCCACCTCGCCGCCGTGCTTGGAGATAATAAAGCTAGCCAACTATCCCCCCACCCTGTTCTAGCACGCCGAGTTGGCAAGTCAATTTATTTTTACCAAAATGGTATTTATTCTGTTGACGACAGTTACCGCATTGGTATAGATTCGCCTCATCACACAGGAGGTGGGGAAATGCAAAACTTCTACAGAGCACATCTTGATAACGGGTCGAATTGGGAAGGCGATACGCTTGCCGATCTAATCGGGGCTATCGTTCACTATTATGGCGATGGCGACACATCCTATTGCCCGCTGGCGACCAGCCTTATCCTCTCCACCCCAGATAGCGAGATCGAGTTAACCCCGCTTGAGGTTGAGGCTTTCAACCGTGAGCTGGAAGGTGATTTCGAGGATGCGGTTTTAGAGTGCGCCTACACGGCAGATTACGTGCGCGGCGTTAGCAGCATGGCGGGGAGGCTCTAATGGAAATCGTTAGCCAATTCACCGCCAAGCCTACCTACGGCTGCTACACGGTGCGGCAATTCCACCAGTACGTGCTCACCGGCGAGCGCTTTGCCAATGATAACCACGAGTTCTGGGCAAAAACCTACCGCATGGTGCGTGATGTAGAAAAGTGCATTGAGCAGGCAGAGACGCATCGTTTGCTTGACCAGCTTATTGAAACAGGGAGAGCGTGATGAATAACAAGTTTGAATTAACTTCAGAAACCAAGGTTGTTTTTGGCAAAACGCTATTTCGTATCAAAGCAAAAATTAGCTTTGGAGACGTTAAATCTGGCGAGCTTGGTGGTTTTGTAGAAAAAGAATCTAATCTTAGCGTGTCCGGCGATGCGTGGGTGTCCGGCAATGCGCGGGTGTACGGCGATGCGCGGTTGTCCGGCAATGCGTGGTTGTCCGGCAATGCGCAGGTGTACGGCAATGCGCGGGTGTCCGGCGATGCGCGGGTGTCCGGCAATGCGCGGGTGTCCGGCAATGCGTGGGTGTACGGCGATGCGCGGTTGTCCGGCAATGCGTGGTTGTCCGGCGATGCGCGGGTGTCCGGCAATGCGCGGGTGTACGGCGATGCGTGGGTGTACGGCGATGCGTGGGTGTCCGGCAATGCGCGGGTGTCCGGCGATGCGCAGGTGTCCGGCAATGCGCGGGTGTCCGGCGATGCGCAGGTGTCCGGCGATGCGTGGGTGTCCGGCGATGCGTGGGTGTCCGGCGATGCGCAGGTGTCCGGCGATGCGTGGGTGTCCGGCGATGCGTGGGTGTCCGGCGATGCGCAAATTATATGGATTTCTAAAATAGGGTCACGGCTAGGTACGCTTACAGCTCATGTCGATTCAAAAATAAAAGTCAGAGTTGCTGCTGATTGTTGGACTGGATCTGTTGCTGAATTTTCAAAAAGAGTAAAGGAAGTTCATAAATCCAATAAACACGCCAAGGAATATGCGCTGGCAATAAGCCTAATAAAGCTTCGTTTTGCTAAAGAGCTGAAAGCGAAGGCTTCCAATGCGTAACCTTCTCTCGATCATAGCGCTGCTGGCCATGTGTGCTGCATGCGCCAAGCTCACCGTGGATTCCATCGACAAAACGCAAGCCGAGCGTGACCGCGCGGAACTCGTGCGGTGTCAGAATATGGATGCGGGTTGGGCAGATGCTTGCCGTCATGTGCAGCAGGTGCGGGCTGAATATAAGCAACCGAGCATCTCAACATTAGGAGGCCAGCAATGAGCCAGAAACAGAATAATGCCTCAGCGGTGGCGGAGCCTTCAGGAGCACATGCCGCTGTAACATCCGAACGGACGGATGGCCAAGCGATTGCAAAAATCGAGGCGGCATTGAAAGCAAAACTTGACCCTAAGCATGTTAAGGAGCGCGAGCAAGGCGGGGCGAAGGTAAAATATATCGAAGGGTGGCATGCTATCCAAACGATGAATGAAATCTTCGGCCACCTAAATTGGTCACGCGAAACCATCATCATGCGTGAGGTGTGCTCGTACAAAAACCAAAAAGACAACCATGTGGTTGGCTATGAGGCCAAGGTTGTTGTGACGGTAAAGATTCCCGGTGTCGGTGAAGTTGTTCGTGAGGGCACTGGCCATGGCAGTGGAATCGCGCGCGATTTGTTCTCAGCTATAGAATCTGCAGGGAAAGAAGCCGAAACCGATGCGATGAAGCGTGCCATGATGACGTTCGGCAACCCGCTTGGCTTGGCGCTGTATGACAAAACACGTGCGAACGTAGGCGTTGACGAGCCGGAGCCAAAACCAAAAGCACCGTTAGTGGAGCGTTACGCGAAAGCGATGGGGGTGGTGAAGTCTGCGGCAAATGAGGATGCGCTATTGCGTATCACGTCCAGCAAAAATTACCAGAACCTGCTGTCCGATCTAGACGATACGGCAATGAAATCCGAGCTGATGAATGCAGTAACCGAGCGCTTCACCAATCTTTCCACCCCAGTGCCTGAAATCGCAGGCGCAGAATATTACGGAATATAGCCATGAATATTACTAAATCACATATACAGCAAGTCGCCTCGTTGGGGCATAACATGCCGCCAACTGAATTAGAAATCGTCAAGCAGCGCCTTGCCGATGAGGAGCGCGGTATTCGCGCCGCACTGGAAAGCGTCAATAAAGACCCGCTGCCGGAAACTATCGAGAGTGATGTTGTTGCCGGACAGGTTACAGAGCGCATCAAAAACCTGCGTAATATCCTTGGCGGCGTGGAGAAGTCTCATAAGCTAGTGAAGGCTCCGTATTTCGAGTGCGGCAAGGCTGTCGATACGTGGAAAAATAAGCTGGAAGCGGAAATCGAAGTCATGCGGAAGTTGGCAGAAAAGCCCCTAAGTGCTTTCCTAACCAAGAAAGCTGCTGAAGAACGCGCTCGCCAGCTTGAGGTGGCGCGGCAGCAACGTGAAGAGGCTGAAAAACTAGCAGCAGAGGCAGCTGCGCACCAAGCAGCAAATATCACCGATGTTGCAGGTGAGTTGCTAGATGCTGCGGTAGAGTCGGAAGCTGTTGCCAATCGCATCGAGCATAATATCACCTACGCCCGTCCAGCCGATCTGGCGAAATCCCGCAGTGCGCTTGGCTCAACATCATCGCAAAAAACTGCTTGGGTTGCGCGTATCGTCAGCCTTCGCGGCATCGACCTCGAAGTGCTGCGTCCATACCTCAACGAGGAGGCCATTCAGAAGGCGCTCAACGCCTTCGTGAAGAACGGCGGGCGCGAGTGCGGTGGCGCAGAAATCAAAGAAGAAATCACAGGATTAAACATTCGTTAATAGGAGAGAAAATTGGCTGGAAGCGTAAACAAAGTCATCCTCGTAGGAAATTTGGGTAAAGACCCAGAGATCCGCGCAACCCAAGACGGGCGCGAAATAGCGACCCTAAGCGTGGCCACCAGTGAAAGCTGGAAGGATAAGGCCTCGGGCGAACGCCGAGAAAAAACCGAGTGGCACAAGGTCATTGTGTTCAATGAAAACATTGTCCGCATTGCCAAAGAGTGGATGCGTAAAGGCCAGAAAATCTATGTCGAAGGGCAGCTGCAGACCCGCAAATGGACGGACAAGGAAGGTGTTGATCGGTACTCCACCGAGGTCGTCATTCAGGGATTTCACGGCACATTGACCATGCTCGAGAAGGTCGAGCGGGATGATGCTCGTGAGTCACAGCCGCAGCGCTCACGGGTGGTGCCGGTTGACTATGAACTCGATGACGAAATCCCTTTCTAGGACTGTGAAATGGCGCAATCAACACAATTTGATTTTGTAGCAGCAGGTGGGGCGATACCGTTCCTAATAACGCAACAAATGCAGCGCATACTACGCACGATGCAGGGGAAGAATGTTCGCCTGTCCGTGCAGGAAATTAAACGTCGCCGGTCAGATAAGCAAAACCGCTACTACTGGGGCTGCGTTTTGCCGATGGTGCACGAGATGTTTCTTGATGCTGGCAACGTAATGGATGCGGATGAAGTGCATATATTCCTCAAGCAGCACATAGGGAAATTAACCAAAACGGTTTCAGATCCAAAAGGCCGTATGGGCAAGGTTGTGCGCTCAAGCACGGAGCTGACTACAGAGGAATGGGAAAGATTTATGGAGGCGGTGCGCGCATGGGCTGCGGAGTTCAGCGTGTCAATTCCATTACCAAATGAGGCTGAGTTCTGGGAGGGCGTATGCTGAAGAATCAAGATATTCAAGACCTGTTCGACCCGCTGCGCTACCCATCTGACCCAGGCTATCAGAAAACCGAAACCAGCTATGAGGCGGCGAAGAAAATACGCCCAGCAAAGCACTATTACGAAAACCGCGTGATCGACATGCTCAAGCAGTACGGCGAGCTTACGGATCATGAAATAGCAAGCAAAGCCGGGGAAGATTTCGACAATATGCAGCCCGCTAGATCACGGCTGACGCAACGCGGAGTGATAGCTGCATGCGGTCGTGGAGTAAGCGCCAAAGGCAACCCATGCAACGTATGGAAGCTAACATAACGCCGGATAAAAATTAACCAAATTGAGTGAGAAAAGTATGGAAGCCGTTAATAATGTGAAAAGCCAAGCAGAACTGGAAATCGAAGCTTTGGCAAAACTGTGGCGTATTTATGCGTCGAATATAAATAGAAACGGCAACAACCTTACTGTAGGTGGCTACCTCTACCTGCGGGGCACGGGGATTACGTCGCTGCCGGATAACCTTACTGTAGGTGG